CGGCGCTTGGCGCCGTCGGCGGTTTCCTTGCAAACCGTCAGCAGAAAAATCAGTTTGAAATGAATTATGACTTGGCGCGCAATCAGTTGTACAATCAACATCAGATTGAAGTGGCTGATCTTCGTGCCGCCGGTCTTAATCCTATATTATCCGCGAATGGTGGCAATTCCACTTTTGGTGCAGTTTCCGGTGGATCTTATGAAAATGTAGGATCCGCCGCTAACTCCGGTTTTATGGCTGCTCAACAGGCTAAAAATCTTGAAGCCCAAAATGCCGCGATTGATGCTAATATTATCAAGACGAAGGCAGAGGCTCAAAATGTTATCGCTGATACTGCTTTGAAGCAGGCGCAGACGGCAAACACTAAAGGTTTGACGTCGTTGATTCCTTTACAGCGTCAGAATATATGGGTGATGACTGAACAGGCGAAGGCGCAGACTGATTCTTGGAAAATGCAGGTCAAAGTTGCTGAGGCTAATATTGAAAAAATCAAGCAGGACACGGAAAATTCGAAGCGTATTACTGATGCTTCTGTCCATGAACTTGAAACTCGTTCAGAAGCTAACGAGGCCGCGGCCGGTGCTTCTTCTGCCGCGGCGGCTCGTAATTATGCTGAGGCCGACCGTATTTCTCGGCTTACTCCTGCTGAGATCGAGCAGGTTTCTTCTGCGGCGGCTCGTAATTATGCCGACGCCAATAATCTTGATGCTGAGACGGAGAAGATTCTTGCTGAGTCTCTTAAAATTACCCTTACTAATGAGCGTACTCAGGCCGGCCAGTCGTGGGCGACTATGATCGCTCCGGCCGGTGAGGTTTTGAAGGAACTTAATCCGTTTTTGTGGATCCGATGAAAGGAGTGTTTTACGTGAAACGTCGTAAACTGTCTAGGAAAAAGTCTCGTAAGATTTTCTTGAAAGGTGCTGTAAATGTAAAGAAGCGTAATCTCCGCGCGAAGCCTATGCGTGGAGGCTTCCGTATCTAATGGGATGCTATCATCCTATAGATTGTTGGCGAGTGCCGGATCCTTCTGCGAAGTCCGGCCATCGCATTGTATTCGGCTCCCCTGGTGCTCCGCCTGAACGCGGAGCGGAGTCTACTACGATTCCGTGTGGTAAGTGTATCGGCTGTCGGCTTGCACATTCTCGTGCGTGGGCTGTTCGATGTGTGCATGAGAGTTCATTACATGAGCATAATTCTTTCCTCACTCTCACTTTTGACGATGAGCATTTACCGGCTGACAGATCTATCAAGGTACGTGATGTACAGTTATTTCTCAAGCGGCTTCGGAAGTCGCTTGGTGATACGAAAGTTCGATTTTTTGCATGTGGTGAATATGGAGAAAAAAATGCTCGTCCCCATTATCATCTTATTTTGTTTGGTTATGATTTCGTTGATGATCGTGTGCTCCTTCGCCAGACAGCATACGGCCCGTTATATATATCGGATCATTTGTTTAAGCTCTGGCCTTACGGTTTTCACACTATCGGCAATGTTACTTTTAAGTCTTGCGCATATGTTGCGCGATATGTGACTAAAAAGATCTATGGCAAAGATGCTCCCGAGCATTACGCCGGACGTACTCCGGAATTTATTACGATGAGCCGGAAGCCTGGTATTGCCCATGATTGGATTAAAAAGTATTCTGACGATGTGTACAATTATGACAAGGTAGTTATGCCGGATGGTATGATCCTTAGACCTCCTCGCTATTATGATGATTTTTTGCATTTGACAGATGAGGAAAGATTTGATATTATACGTTTAAAGCGTAAGAGCTTGGTTAAGTCTGTGCCGGTCGGTCGCCTGCTTGATCTTGAGCAACACCAAAAGGAAGTTGCAAAAAAACTTGTTCGACCGATAGAATGAGAGGATACTATGGTTATGTCTATTTATGCGGTTTTTGACCGCAAAACTAATTCTGTTGCGCTTGTGAAGGAAGCTGAGAACTTGGACGCTTTTCAGCGTTGGTTTGCTACTGTTTTCCTTCGTACTGATTCGATGTTTGCGCTTTATCCGGATGACTACAGCGTTTATAATCTCTGTTCATTTGATTCTGAAACGCTCGAGGGTGAAAAAACTTGGTCGCCTTCTGTTGTCTGTGATGTTGCCGCTATTTTCGATCATTTTAGACTTGCTCGTCCGAACCTTGTCCGAGATCCGGACGAGGCCTAGTTTTCCTCTTGGGTGCCGTTTTCTCTGATTCTTCCCTCTGGCGGCATCCGACGCCGCCACTACCACATGGCGGCGTTTTTCTTTTCCTCTTGTTCAGCCATAGGGGTATGGGGGGAAATCGCGCGGTTTGAAAAAGTTGTCATTGTGTATTAACTATTCATGACGTCCGCGAGGTTCCCCCCATTATCAGCGTGAGGTAATATGTCTTGTCTCAAATGTCTAGTCCTTTTGACCGTTTCTTATCTGCTGGTCTCAATCGTTGTGAGTATTGTCAACACGTTTTGTACATTATTGACGACTATCGCTCTGTTTGTCTAAATTGTGGTTTATATTTTGTAAGTAGTTCTCCTAAGCCTACTTCTTTATTTGATACTTGTAGCGCGGATCCGCGCGGAAAGGACACTCATGAAATTTAATTCTCGTTACAGCGTGACCGGTGAAAAACCGGGTATTTCATTTACACAGCCATCCCAGACGCTCCAGTCTTTCAAGGATGATGCAGATATTAACTGCATTATTGCTCGGTATGAGAATACCGGCGTTCTTGTTGATCCGTCTGTTCCTGTTTCTCGTACTCCTCAGTATGGTGACTATTCTGACCTCCCGACTTATCAGGAGGCGCAGAATGTCATAGTTGCGGCCAATAGTGCGTTTAACTCTCTCTCGTCTAAAATTCGCGAACGCTTCGGAAATGATCCGGCCGCCTTTTTCGACTTCGTGCGTAACTTAAAGGAAGGAAGTGATGAATATGTGGAAGCCATTAATCTTGGAATTATTGACAAACCTCTTGAGCGTTCTCATGAAGTACCTCCCGGATCTCCTGAAGGTACAGGTAAAGAAGTAGAATAGGAAGGGGCTTGCATAAAGGTATATGGACACTCCGCACAATTACGCTACTTGATGTAATTGTGCGGAGTGACACCATTGTTAAATGGTTCACGCCCCTTCCTACCTTTATCCCTTGAATATCTTGTGATTATTTTGAATAAGGTGATCCCATGAAATCAGTTATGAAACATCTTTTCAGTCAGATTCCTAAAGCGCAGATCTCCCGATCGGTCTTTGATCGTTCGCATGGATGGAAATCCACTTTTGATTCTGGCTACCTCGTCCCTTTTTTGGTCGATGAAGTTCTCCCCGGAGATTCTTATAAAGTTAAGTTTAATTTCCTTGCTCGTTTGAGTACGCCGATCGTACCAACAATGGATAATTTGTTTCTTGACACGTTTTATTTTTTTGTGCCTTACAGGCTCCTGTGGAAACATTGGGAACAGTTTAACGGTCAGCAGGACTATCCCGGAGCTAGTACGGATTTTCTCGTTCCTCAGACGACTGCTCCGGCTGATAAAGGATTTGACGTCGGTTCTCTTGAAGACTATTTTGGCCTCCCGACTGGTATCAAAAATATCAAGGCTAATGAACTTGCGGCGCGTGCTTATGCTCTCATCTGGAATGAATGGTTTCGAGACGAAAACCTTCAGAACCCGATCAACCTTTCTACTTATGCTGAAATCTCTACTGCTGATGGTCTTGATGATGTCGGTATGGGTGATCGAGGGTTTACTGGTCAGCATAAACTCTTGAGACGTGGCAAGCGTCATGATTATTTTACTTCTGCTTTGCCATGGCCGCAGAAAGGCCCTGGCGTCGAGATCGGTCTTGCTGGTTCTGCTCCGATCTCCGGTACTGTACCGGTTGATCTTTATAATCTCGGTTTCCGGTGGAACCGTGATACTACTGTCGCTTATCATAATATTGTTGGCGTCAATCCTTCGGCCGGTGGTAGTTTTACTTTTTCTACTTCTACTGGATCTCCATCTACTGTTGATCCTGCCGGTAAGGGTTCCCTTCCTTTCACCGGCACGGCTGATCTTTCCCTTACTTCTGCCGCTACTATTAATAGTCTCCGTCAGGCTTTCCAGATCCAGAAGCTGTATGAGCGCGACGCCCGCGGTGGTACTCGTTACACTGAAATTCTCCGTTCTCACTTCGGCGTCGTTTCTCCGGACTCTCGTTTGCAACGTCCGGAATATCTCGGTGGCTCTGAATCGCCTGTTATTATTAACCCGGTCGTGCAAAATTCCGCGACTGGTGCTACTGGTGCGTCTACTCCACAGGGCAACCTCGCCGCGTTCGGCGTCGCTTCTTCGACTTCTGCCAAACATGGTTTTACTAAGTCCTTTGTGGAGCATGGTATTATTATCGGCCTTTTAAATGTTCGCGCAGATCTTACCTATCAGCAGGGTATCCCTCGCATGTTCTCGCGTCGTAGTCGATTTGACTTTTACTGGCCAGTTCTCGCCCATTTGGGCGAGCAGGCCATCCTTAATAAGGAAATCTATGCTCAAGGTAATGACAAGGATGATGAAGTTTTCGGGTATCAGGAACGCTATGCAGAATACCGTTATTATCCGAGTATGATTACAGGTAAGCTACGGTCTACTGATCCTCAGTCGCTTGACGTCTGGCATTTGTCTCAGAAGTTTGATAATCTTCCGACGCTCTCGGCGCAGTTTATTCAGGATAACCCCCCGGTTAATCGTATTCTTGCTGTTCAGGATGAGCCGCAATTTATCATTGATTCTTACATTGACATGAAGTGTGCGCGCCCAATGCCGGTTTATGGTGTTCCGGGTCTTGTTGACCACTTCTAATGAGGTGATGCTATGTCATGGCTTGGTAAATTTGCCGGTGCGGCGCTTGGCGCCGTCGGCGGTTTCCTTGCAAACCGTCAGCAGAAAAATCAGTTTGAAATGAATTATGACTTGGCGCGCAATCAGTTGTACAATCAACATCAGATTGAAGTGGCTGAT